CATTCATGCCACCGACTGACCAACAAGATTTGTACAAGATGTAATTTGACTTTTGACTATTTTGGATTATATTTGTTTTAATAATTAACTTTTTAAAACTTATAATTTATGTCATCAGTCTTAGATTCAGTTCTGGCACAGTACGAAAAATCAAAACAATCAGGCGGAGCGTCAAACAAAATGACGCAGGAAGAGCGAATGAAAAAGTATTTCGCAGCAATTCTTCCACAAAATCAATCATCGGCTCAAAAACGAGTTCGTATCCTTCCTACTAAGGACGGTAGTTCACCATTTGTTGAAGCGTGGTTTCACGAAGTTCAAATCGGAGGACAATGGAACAAGTTGTATGACCCAGGTAAAAACGACAATGAGGCAACACCTTTAACAGATGTTCATGATGCTCTTATTAGTACAGGTAAAGATTCTGACAAAGAACTTGCTAAACAGTACAAAGCTCGTAAATTCTACATTGTTAAAGTTATTGACCGTGATAACGAAGCAGACGGACCAAAATTCTGGCGTTTCAAACACAACTATAAGAACGAAGGTGTTCTTGACAAAATCATTCCAATTTGGAAAGCAAAAGGAGATATTACAGACCCTGAAAAAGGACGTGACCTTATCATTGAATTAGCTAAAGCTAAAACTCCAAAAGGTAAGGAATATACAATCATCCAAACAGTTATGTATGATGATGCTACTCCAATCCACACTGACGAGGCAACAGGTAAATCTTGGGTTAACGATGAGTTGACTTGGAGAGATGTTTACTCTAAAAAACCAACCGAATATCTTGAAGCAATTGCTCGTGGAGAAACTCCAAGATGGGATTCTGACAAAGGTGGTTATGTATATGGTAACAGTGAATCAGACGAAATGGTAATTGGTGGTGGTTCTACATCATACACTGACCCACAAGCTGAGTCAGAACCTGATGGTGACTTACCATTCTAATTTATACGGATGGGCACTTGCATGGTGTCCATCCTTTTTCATTTTCATACTAACAATTTAAACACATAGACATTTATGGCTATAAAGAAAAAAGAATTCTCATTAGATGCGATTAAGGACAAATACTCCACAAAAACCAAATATAAAGAAACAGACTTTTATGAAGTCGGTGAAGCTTTCCATAGTAGTTGCGGTTTACCTGGTCCTGCTTTGGGCAACATCAATATGTTCTTGGGGCACTCAAATTCTTCCAAAACGACGGCTCTTGTCAAAGCCGCTGTGTCTGCTCAGAAGAAGGGGCATTTGCCTGTTTTCATTATCACCGAGAAAAAATGGAGCTGGGACCACGCAGTTGAACTCGGTTTGGTGGCGGAGATGACCGACGGTGAATGGGACGGACAGTTCATATTCAACGACAACTTTGACTATATTGAACAAGTAACTGACTACATTAATGAATTATTGGATGAACAAGAAAAGGGTAATATTCCTTATTCACTTTGTTTCCTTTGGGATTCAGTAGGTTCTATTCCTTGTAAGATGACCTTTGATGGTAAAGGCGGTAAACAACATAATGCGTCGGTATTGGCAGATAAGATTGGTATGGGTATCCAAGCTCGTATTACTAAATCACGTAAGGAAGATTATCCGTATACAAATACAATGGTTGTAGTCAATCAACCTTGGGTTGAATTACCTGATAATCCATTTGGACAACCAACTATTAAAGCGAAGGGTGGTGAGGCACTTTGGTTAGCATCAGCTCTTGTATTCCTATTTGGTAATCAGAAAAATGCAGGTATTAATCACATTACGGCAACTAAAAATGGTAGAACAGTATCTTACGCTATTAGAACTAAAATCTCTGTTCTAAAGAACCATATTAATGGATTAGGATATAAAGACGGTAAGATTATTGCAACACCGCAAGGATATATTGCTGACGATAAAGACGCTCTTGAAAAATACAAAAAAGAGTATTCACAATATTGGAACGCAATCCTTTCAGGTACAGGGGAAATTACCCTTGACGAGAATGAAGAAACTTTTGAAAACGAACAATTTTAATTAGTTTTCAGTGAAAAAAACATTACTTGTTGACGGAAATAATCTGATGAAGATTGGGTTCCACGGAGTGAAAGATTACTTTCATAATGGTGAACATATTGGAGCATTGTATCATTTTATGAATACTCTTCGTAAGTTCATTGACGAACAAAATTTTGACAAGGTAGTGGTATTTTGGGACGGTGAAGACTCCACGAGTTTGCGTGGGGTTCTTTATCCCCAATATAAACAAAATCGTAAATTAACGATGGAGGACGCAGTCTTTATGTCCTACCTAAAACAAAAAAATCGTATCAAACAATATCTTGAGGAAGTTTATATCAGACAACTTGAGATTAGTGGAAGAGAAGCTGATGACTTGATTGCCTATTATTGTCAAGTTTCTGAAAATGAGAACAAGTTAATTTTTTCTTCAGACAGGGACTTAACCCAACTTATTTCTGAAAAGGTGTCAGTATACTCACCATCACTTAAATCCACGTTTAAACACGGGGATAAGATTAAATTTGATAGTTTTGAATTCCCACACTATAATGTTAAAACTTTAAAAATATTAACAGGTGATAAATCTGATAACATAGAGGGTATATATTTGCTCGGAGAAAAAACATTAGTTAAATTTTTTCCTGAGATACTTGAAAAAGAAATTTCTTATAACGATATTTTAACAAAGGCTGAAGGTTTATTAAAGGAACAAAAAGATAATCAAACTTTAAAAAATCTTCTAACAGGTAAAACAAAATCAGGTATCTTTGAAAACGAATTTTTTATAGTAAATGAACAAATTGTTGATTTATCTAACCCTCTACTCACGGATGAGGACAAACAGGAAATTATTGAAATCGTTAACGAAACATTAGAGCAAGAAGGTAGAAGTTACAGAAACATTATTAAATATATGGTTGAAGATGGACTCTTCAAGTATCTACCTAAAGGTGATGACGCTTGGACATATTTCCTTAAACCATTTATGAAACTAACAAGAAAAGAAAAAAACAAACCAAAAAAAAGATAAAAAATGAATCAAAATGAAATGACAAAAATGGAGTTTTTGTTAACTCTAAATGACAACATCGTTGTTCAACGTTTTTACAATGTCAGAGGGTATAACCCAAAGGCAAAAAACTCAATGGATGTTTATGACCAAGTTTATGACTTTACAGAAAGACTTCAAAAGTATTTGAAGATGAGGTCTGTGGATTATTTGCTTGAAAATGAATATCAAATATCTGAAGACCCACAAGTATTGGAAACTTCTTTTACTGATGGTCCCGAAAATTTTAATATCTTTGTAAAAATTGACGGAGACATGATTCATCACAGACAATTTGATGCTAAGATTTACCCACCAAAAGTTAGATACACTGTTGATGTTAGATTCCTATTGAAGGATTTACTCAGAGAATTGACAGAAATTTTTTCATCAAAAAATTTAACTTTAGATTACATGGGTGTTCGCTTGGCTCGTTAATATTTATCAAAAAACCAACAGACACTTATGAGTTCAGACAAGAATTTTGATTATTTAGGACAAACATTTCAGTTACAGTTACTGAATCAAATTATAACAGACAAGGACTTCTCACATTCAATTGTGGGGGTTCTTGAAGCTGGATATTTTGAAAACAAATATTATAAAATCATCATACAGATGATTAAGGAGTACTATTCTAAGTACGAAGCTAGCCCTAATTTTGAAACTCTGTCTCAAATCGCAAAAAGTGAAATTTCGCAAGAATTAGCAAGAAAAATTGTGTTAGATACGATAGGTGAGATTAAAATCGCACCTGACGAAGGTAAGTCATTCGTTCAAGAAAAGGCATTAAAATTCTGTAAACAACAAGAATTACAGAAGGTAATGGGTAAGGCTCAAAAAATCATTGATTCAGGTGAGTTTGAGTCTTACGACCAACTTGAATCAATGGTAAGAGATGCGTTACAGGTAGGGAATGTAGACAGAGGAACAGAAAACGTATTTGATAACCTTGATGACGTGTTATCTGACGATTACAGACATCCAATACCTATGGGTATACCAGGAATTGATAATCTATTAAAAGGTGGATTAGCAAAGGGGGAAATCGGAGTAATTTTAGCACCAACAGGTGTTGGTAAAACTACCGTAACTTCAAAAATTGCTAATCACGCTTTTAACATGGGGTTCAATGTTCTTCAAATATTTTTTGAGGACAATCCAAAGATTATCCAAAGAAAACATTTCACTATGTGGACAGGTATTGCTCCTGACAAATTAGGTGAACACAAAGAAGAAGTTTTGGAGAAAGTAAGAGTTATTAAGGAAACAATGCCAAATAAACTTTTACTAACTAAGTTACCTTCGGACACACTTACAATGTCCCAAATAAAAAGTCAGATTAGAAAATTAATTGCTGATGGAACAAATATTGATGTAGTTATTTTGGATTACATTGATTGTGTAACCCCTGAAAAGGCATTAGAGGATGAATGGAAGAGTGAGGGTTCAGTAATGAGAGCATTTGAAGCAATGTGTCACGAACTGCACATCGCAGGTTGGACGGCAACTCAAGGTAATAGGAGTTCAATCTCGTCTGAGGTTGTTACTACTGACCAAATGGGAGGTTCAATTAAGAAAGCTCAAGTTGGTCACGTTATTATCACAATTGCAAAATCTTTACAACAAAAAGAATTAAATTTGGCAACAATTGCAATTACAAAGTCACGTATTGGTAAAGACGGGATTGTATTTGAAAATTGTAAATTTAATAATGAGTTGATGGAAATTGACACTGAAAGTTCTGTTACTTTCTTAGGATTAGAAGAAAACAGAGAGCAACAGAAAAAAGACAGAATTAAAGAAGTTATGGAGAAAAGAAAACAACAACAAGCATAATTATTAAAACACAAAGTTATACACATGGAAAAAATATTAGTAGAAAACCCGAATAGATTTGTAATCTTCCCAATTCAATATAATGATATTTGGGAATTTTATAAAATGCACCAAGCGGCATTTTGGACCGCTGAAGAAATTGATTTAAGTGGTGATATTAGAGATTGGGAAAATTTATCAGAAAACGAACAATACTTCATTAAGAACATTTTGTCGTTTTTTGCGGCTTCAGATGGAATTGTTAATGAAAATTTAGCTGAGAATTTCTATCGTGAGGTTCAGTACCCTGAAGCAAAATTCTTTTACGGAATCCAACTTGCAATGGAAAATATCCATTCATTAATGTATTCTCTTCTTATTGATACTTACGTTTCAAATGAAGAGGAAAAAAATAAATGTTTTACAGCATTGGATAATCTTCCAGCAGTTCAAAAGAAAGCTAAATGGGCTTTGGATTGGATTGAAAACGCATCGTTCCAAGAAAGATTGGTAGCATTTGCTGCAGTAGAAGGAATCTTCTTCTCAGGTTCATTCTGTTCAATCTTTTGGTTAAAGTCTCGTGGTATTATGCAAGGTTTATGTAACGCTAACTCTTTAATCTTTAAAGATGAAAATTTACATTGTGATTTTGCAATTCATTTGTTGAATAATCATATTGAAAACAAACCAAGTGAGAAAAGAATTAAAGAAATTCTATTATCCGCTTTGGAAATTGAAAAAGAATTTATCACAGAATCATTACCAGTATCTCTTATTGGAATGAACCAAAATTTAATGAAACAATATTTGGAGTTTGTGGTAGATGGTCTACTTGTTAAATTTGGATGTAAG